ATCGCGTTTGACCCCCCCTACTGTGCCTTTACAGAGTCTCAGTGGTGCTTGCATTATGCGCATTTTGCGCGTGATTGCTCGTGTCACTGACTCTGCCAGGGCGCAAGGATTCACGGAAACGGTTGCCAAGTGCGCCGTTGCTGTTGGGTCCGCAAATGTGCTTTCAGATTTTCTCAGCGCGTGTGGCGTTGATTTATCTGTTAGTAGCATTGTCGATTTTTATCGTGTTGCTTCTGCTGCTTCTAATGGTGACACAACTGGTGCTATCTTGGGTCTTGGATCCATGATGGCCAATGGTGTTATTGAAGCTGGAGTCGTTTCCGACTTGTCTGCATCTTTGTTTGACAAGGTTGATATTTCCGAGCAAGTGCCTGCAAAGGCACAAGCCGGTTTGTTTGACTTTGGTGTGAAAACATTTTATGGCATGACCCAAATCGTGGCGGCAGGTATTGTCGCTAAAATGTTGGGTTTGACTACCACTGATTCACGAGCCGTGTTTGATGTATTAAAGACATTCGTCTTCAATACGTCGGCCGGCTTCGCTGAGAATGTCTTGTCGTTTATTGATGCATTGTGGAAGTCAACAAGTTTTGACGATTTCGTTTCTCGTGTTTGGTGTAAACCCGTGAAAGATTTCGCGTTTGTTGATGACGATTTTGATCGATTTAATCTTGCCATGGTTGGCGAGAATTTTTCCCACATTGCTGTTCAGCGAGACGTCTTGTATGAGTTGCAAGTTCGGTTTCGTGAGCACCTGCGAGTCTTGACGCTTCGCGGTAGTCCTGTTCCTTTGCAGTATCGTGTTTCGTCCACTTTGGACAAGCTTGATGCTGCCATTGCGAACGTCTCCGTTAGCGACATGTTGAGTCGCGCTCGTCCCCCCCCTTATTGGTTCATCTTTGATTCGGGTCCAGGAACAGGCAAGTCCACTACACTATTACCCGCAACGATTGCGGGGTATTGTAGAGCCTACGGGCTCCCTTATTCTAAAGTAGGAAGTCGCGTGGGTCGGTTTTCCAACATTAGTCAATTTCAGGAGAATGTCAGTACTGACACGCAGATTGGTGTCTGCGAGGAGTTTGGTTCTGCTAATGTTCGCCCTGAGGATAAGGCGATTGCTCTTAATGAGTTTTTGAGCATCGTCAGTTCCTATCCGTCAGTTTATAATAGAGCTTTCGATAAGGGAAACCATCACAGTTACAAATTGCGTGGAATCCTTATGACTACTAACATGGACATTCAGTCCATGCTTCAGTTAGTTGCCAAACCCGCTGCCATTTTGCGGCGAGCTCTGTTTGTTCGCTCTACGGTGAATGAAGAGTATAAGAATGATGATGGGACGTTAAGGCTCACGAAGCCTGATGGTTCCGTATTCGAATCCTCTGATTTTGATAAGGCTTTGACGGTTGAAGTGATTGAGTGCGTTAAACCACCCAATCACCTCAAGGTTGTTGAGACTGTTGTTTTCTCTGGAACCCTTAGTGAATACATTGAGTTCTCGAGTCAATTGTTTTTGAAAAGGATAGTTGGCGGAGCTGAAACTGTGGTTGCCGATTCGGTTACCCAATTTTTATCTGCCGCTACTCCGGGCTCCTGCTCTGGAATGAGTTTCCTCGATTACAGTGTCTTATCCTATTCGAAACCTGTGATTGTTGAACCTCGTGGATTCGTTGAGGAGCGTGTTGTTGGTACCGCAGAAGGTGTCACCAACGTTTTGCGTGGAGTTAAAGAGTTCACTGATTCGATGGTGAACGGCAATGAATTTGGTACATATTCGTTTTGGCCCTCAAATGGACCAGCGAAGGCTCAAGCTTTCTCTTTGAGTGATTTTGACGCTTACGCTCACAGAGCGGTCAATCAGATTGTCAGTGTTTCGGAGCTAGCTCCCACGTTTTCCTCTAATTGGGCGGTGTATGCTGCGTGCGTATGCTTTGCCTACTCAGTGTTTGTCGGTTGGACAGCTTCGATGGTTTTTGGCCTCTTGTTTGGTTTACTCTTTGTTTACCTTCATTACCTATCTGTCGTTGCTGCCCTTCCTAGCGAAGTTTTGCTTATGTCATTTTTACCATTTTCTGTGCAAGCTGCGATTGTCACTGCGCGTGGCATTCGAATTAGTGCAAGGAATGTGCAAAAGATGCGTGAAAGTGGTACGATTGCACTTAATGTTGCCCTTACCAAGTGTTTCTTCACGTCATTTCGGCTGAAGGCGCATCAGATTTTCTCCCAACGATGGGAGATTGTGCGAAATGCCTTGATCGCCACGGCTATTGGTACCACTATGGTTGGTGCTGGTGTGATCGCCGCAGAGGCGTTCGGCTTTATGCCGGACACTATCGTGCCCCGTAGCGTTAGAGTCAAGACGTCCTTAAAGAAGTCTAACTCCGCGACAACCGCACCGACCGTCGGTGTGGTTGAGTCGGCGTCTGCCGCCCAGGCAGTCGTCTATGCATCTGACGGTGCACTAAGCGGAGGTTGGGCTGGGGCCCCTGCACGCGTTGTCGCGTTAGGGTCTAAGCTTGTCACTACGCTTGATGTGCCGCCAGAGGTCGTGCCTCTGCGTAGCGTCGGTGTGGCCCCATCAAGTGTGATGACTGTCGATGCAGTCGAGAAGGTGAGGCAAAATTTGGTCGTTGTTTCTGTTACTGCGCCAAATCGTTTCACACGGACCCACGGTCTTAGAATCGACGGTAGCGTGTGTGTGCCGAAACATTTGTTGTCTTGGCTCAATGATGTTGAACCATTAAAAGTTCGCATTGAAAGCCAAATTTCGAATAATTCTGATGGATGGTTGTTAAAACGTTCTGATGTTGCTTTTTCCGATGCCAATGACGTGGCTGGTCTCCCGACCACAATGTCTACTGCTGTTAGGACGTTGAAACGCACCATTCGATTTGGGCGCCCGGCAATTGGCATGAGGGTCAAGTTGTTGGGAAGGTTTACTTCTGATGACTTGGAAGGTGTTGTCGTCGCGGTCGAACCGCGAGATTATGCATTTGAGAAGACTGTTCTCACATCAGAGGTCGGTGTAGTTGTCTATGATGACGGCAAATGCACCGTGGATGGTGATTGTTTTCGACCCCTCATTACCTCCACTAGTGGGGGTTATTTGGTGGTCGGGTTGCATATTGGCTTGTCAAAATTTGGTGAAGCTTTATCACTCATCCCTGATGACGAGTTTTTCAAAATGCGCCCTTTGGAGCCATTGATTGCCAAAGCGCAAGCTGAGGTTATCTCATATCCTCCAAGTGTGGAGTACATCTCGAAACCACCTAACCAAGGGTTGTATGCGTATGGTGATTTATCACCGTACGGCCTTCCCATGGGTAGTGTTTTAGGATGTCCCTTGCGTAGGGTTGGCCTGTCTGATTCTGTTCTCGTGAAGTCGCCTATGTTTTCGGTCGCTTCTAAGAAGTTGTCGGAGTTGGGCCTGTCATATGAGCCCGCCGTCTTACGTCCTGTCCCTCGTCTCGATACTGAGTTGGGTGCGAACATAATTGTCTCGCACATGTCTCACGCAATGGGTTCGCGGAGCATTGTTGGACATATCTCCCCCGATGAGTATACCGCAATTCGGGCAGGATGGTATGAGTTTTTTGTTAATGGGTCCCCATTTGGAGACCTCGGTGGTCCCAATGGTGGGATTGCTGATATTGACGCCTGTTTGCGACGTGGAGATCGCGTCGTCAACGTGAACCCCGACACTGCTTCTGTTATGCCGAAGGGTGGCAAGAAGGGTGTTTACATGTTGGTGAACCCTAGTGAGTTTCATGAGGATGGTGGTCGACCAGTTTTCGCTTCCCCTGAAATGCGAAAGTTAGTCAGAACAATCATTGACATGCGTGGTAGTGCACAGCCGGTGATGACGTTTGCAAGAGCCTTCCCGAAAGATGAGCTTCGTGAGTCCTCAAAGATTGAAGAGGTCAAGACTCGCGCGGTGAATGCGACTCGCATGGCTGAGTATGCTGTGGAGCGTATGATTTTACATAATGTTGAAGGACATCTGTTTGAGCAGGCTCGCAAGCTCGGTTGTCTTGTTGGCATTAATGCTACTGGTCCTGAGTGGAAGGTGGCTATCGATGGCATGTTGGAGAATAATGAAATTGACCCTGTTGATTTGTATGACTTAGATATTGCAAAGTTTGACAAGAGTTATGAGAGGGTAATTCATTATGCCATTCTTTGTGGGACGTTTTCCGCTGTTGCGTGGCTGTATGGTGCCGAGGAAGGCACTCCTGAGCACACCCTCATTATGTCTGAAGTCGACGCCGCTATGGAAACGATGTTGGAAGTCGATGATACGATTGTCGTTGGATATTTTGGAAATATTTCAGGTCGTTTCATTACGACATTTGTGAATACCATTTACCAATTGACCATCATCTTTCTCGTTTTCCGTCGCATGCGTAATGGTGCGCTTACTTTTGACGAGTTCATTAAGTTGCGTACCAAGCGCCAGTTGGCATACGGTGATGACGGTGTCGTGGGGATACCTCGCAGTCAACGCGATATGTTTCCTATGGAAAAGTATTCTGCCATTGCACTCGGTTTAGGCTTAGTCGTCACTGGTGCCGACAAAGGTGAGATACGGCGCCAAGACTTGAGTGAAATCCGGTTTTTGAAAAGGGCATTTCGCTTTGCCGACGGTAGAGTGTATGCTCCTTTAGAAATGGCCTCACTTTATAAGTCAGCTCTTTATTTCGCTCCTAGTGGTGACCCCTTGCGTGATACTGGGCGCCACATCGCGGTGTTGAGGACGATTTGGGAGGAGGCATGGATGCATTCACCTAGTGAACGTCATGATCTTCGAGAGTTTGTTCTCTCTGTTGCCGACTTGGTTGGGGCCAAGGTTTTGAAGTTCACTCCAGACAGTGAGCTTGCTGCCAGGTGGGATGCCGGAGTTTTGAAACTCTGGGATGCACCTGATGGTGAATTTTCGTTGCGGCGCTGAGCCGCCGACGGGGACTTGGTCCACCCCGTTGTAGTTAGTGACCCCGGAGAGTGATATCCTCATTTCTCCGGAACGTAAGACATAGAAAAGGTGTCAAAAGGTTGCGATGGCTCCACAGCGTTGTTACCGCCGAATGTTTTACGTCCTCGGTGCCTCTGGTTTGTGGCAGTCCCACTCTCTAAGCGCCTCTGTGGCAACTGGGTGGGGGATTAAGAATGCCCCCATCTTTTTATTTTATTCTTGCTTCTATTAATAATTCAGTTTCTAGCACCATCGCTGATAGTGCTGCGTCTCACCAATCTGGTGAGGAGAATTCTGTGTCCAAGGTTGGACACTTGAACACCGATACTTCATTAGGTGTGGAACAAGTGAATGTTCAGCAAGTAGTCTCAAGGCCCCTTGCGCCCCATGGTTTACCCGTGGAGCCTAGTGAGTTTTTCTTTAGGCCTGTTGTTATTTCCACTATTTCTTGGACGGGCGCGTTTTCTTACGTCGATGTTAATGCTTTCAAAGAGTGGATCAACAACCCTGTTGTTCTTGCTCATTTGCAGGGCATTTCGCGTGCTCGGTTCAATTTGCGCATTCGCGTTGAGTTTTCCACAAATCCTTATGCGATGGGCAAAGCTTCCGTTGTGTTTTGTCCTGGTGTAACGGCGACGTTGGCTGCATCATTCCCACAAAGCTCATATGTCGTTGCGTCGTCCAGGCCCGGTGTTGAGATTGATGCTGCGGTGGCTGGAGCCAAGGAATTCGTGATTCCATGGCACTTGGTAGCTGACTCTGTCAACACGACTGAGTCTGGCAACTTGGACCAGTGTTTCGTGCTTCGTTTTCAAAACGCCTACTACACTCGTGTTGATGGTGCCGCTGGTGATAGTACCGTGATTATTTCGGCCTGGCCGGAACAACTTTGGTTGTGGGGTCCGAGTCGTGTACCTGCCGTTGCTCAGTCGTACTCCGGTCCTATTGAGACCAGGGCACGAAGAACCGCGTCTATTTTGTCTAGTTTGGCAGCGGTCCCTGTCGTTGGAGCATATGCGGCCGTAGGGTCCAGTGTTGCTGGTGCTGTCGGTAACGTGGCTTCCCTTTTTGGTTGGTCTCGACCCCATATGCCAGACGAGGTTAGGCCTGTTACTGTCAGGCAAGGGAATTTAGGTTTGACTGATGGACATGATACCGCTTCGCAGGTGTCTATGACATTAGCGGCGGCTCGTGCCCCTGAGTTTAATGACGTCGGAATAAACGCCGACGAGTGTGCGATTGCTTCTATGGCTGGACGGAGCGCTTTTATTGCTTCGTTTGCTATGGCTACTACTGATGTGGTAGGTACTTCCATTGGCACACTCCATGTCACTCCGACTCTGGCGGTTAGAACTATAGCAGGACCTCCCGCGCAATGGGCGCTGCCGCCTGTAGCTTGGGTGTCCTTCCCCTTCCGTCGTTGGCGTGGAACTCTGAAGTACACTTTTAAGGTTGTGTGTAGCGCTTTCCACAACGGTGCCATAAACATTAGTTATGAACCGAACGTCTCTGGGGCACTTTCTGCCGCGACTACATTCTCTTCCTTAGAGTCCTGCACGTTAGATGTTAGACCTGGCTCTGAAGCTACGATTCATGTTCGGTGGTCCAACTCGCTTAGTTGGTTGCCAATTGACGATTTTCCTACTGAGGCTGGTTCTACTCCAGCTTCTGGTGAGAGCAACGGTAGATTGATACTCACCGTCGCTCGTACTTTGGAGACTTCTGGCACTGCTCCAATTGTTGTTTTCTGTTACGTGTCAGCTGGTGATGATTTTCAGCTTTTCGACGTTAAAGAAGATTTTCCTATGTGGGGTGATAGAAGCGTAAGGACGGCCGCGGCGGCTCAGTCACTAGTTAGCACCTTTACTGGTGCTTCGGCTGAGTGTTATTTTGGTGGTGAACCGTTTGCGTCAGCGGAGCTTACCGCGAAGTCAGCAGGTGAGCGCGTCTTGTCAATTCGATCTTTGTTGAAGAGGTACAACTACGTTGGGAACATTCGCGCCACGAGCGATGTTTCCGCAGGATCACTTGCCCCTAAGATGATTTATACCCCTCTTCCGATGTCCCCTCCTGGTTATGACATTTCGTCTTTGACCGGGTGTAGTGCGGTCGCCTGGACCACCATTTCTGACCCTTACCGGTATTTCCGTGCTGGTTTTGCTGGCCAGAGTGGATCAGTGCGATATAGAATCGTTGATGGTTGTCCAGTGCGGACTTCCGATGGTAACCAATGTTACCCGGCATCTTATTCAGTTGCCCAGAGCTCGTTGGTTAGCCTCGAGACAGCTGCCTATCTGTACAATGAGCAGGCTTTGCCCAGGAATGGTTTAGTCCTGTCCGAGGGTGATAAGGATGAGGCTGGCGATTTTCGCATTTGTGATGCGATCCCTTGGAGGTACTTACCTGTTGGTATGGAGCTCCCCTATATTGCCTCGAGCACTGATAGAGTGTATCCCGTGTTGTCTATTGTCAAACCGGTACACACTGCGACTACCGCTTATCATTCAGTGTTCTTCAGTGTTGGCGATGATTTTTCTTTCTACTATTTCATGGGTGGTAGACAAGTTTACCTTTATTCATGAACGTGGAGCCCCGTTTGGGCTCAGTTTTATATGTGTGCGTTGTGTGCGTTGCGTAACGTGTGTGTGTGTGTGTATGTGTGTGTGTTT